TGAGGGTTAATATTAAAACTTATATCTAACCGATAATGATACCGTTTGACCAAAAGTAATCTCTTGCCACCTATTATCTTCTGTGTCATATTTATGATTACCATTTAGATCTTGAAAGTATATAAGTTTTTGTGCGATTATATCTTTTATATTTAATTTTAAATCTAACTTGCCTATTGTTTTTGATATTTGAAAATCAATCACATTCCTTCCGTTTTCCCATACACTAGGTTCTTGTTGGTTACCTACAATATAAATTCTTGGACCAATAACATTATATGATAATGTAAGATTGAAATCTTCTTTTTTATTTGTGTAAAATATACCTGAGTTAATAATGTATGGTGATTGTCCTTGAAGTGGTCTGTCTCCTCCCGATCCAATAAACTGATCCAAATTAACGGTTGATTTTATCAATGATAAATTACTGTAAAGAGTAATGTGATCCCATATTTTATGATCCTCAACTTTAGATAAAAATCCTAAATTAAATCTAAATTCAAATTCACCACCAAAACTTTGTGCTCTTTGTGTGTTTGAAAAGTATAGTTCGGGAGCTCCTGATGTTCCGGTTCTGTTTATAGTCTCAATAGGATTATTAAAGTTTTTATAAAATCCTGATAAAGTTATAATTTGTCCAACACCAGGATAAAACTCATATCTTAAATCACAATTTGTGATTTTGGTTCTTTTTAGATATGGATTACCCGATGTGATATTATCTAAAATAAAGTTGTAAAAGTTAAATGGTGCCAATTCTCTAAACTCAGGTCGTGATACCGTTTGACTAACACCACCCCTTATTTTCATTTTATTATTTAAGTTATAGATGACATTAACTGAAGGTAATAAATCAACTACAGTCGTGTCTATTTTCTTGTCAAGGTTACTACCAAACTCAATGTAGTTAAAGTTCTGTGTATAAGATTCGAGTCTTGCTCCCCCAGCAAATCTCCAATCACCAACTTTATAATCAACCATTGTATAGAAAGCATTTAAGAATGAATTAGCATTATAACTATCATCCACTTTTGTTGACTCATCTATTTTAAATCCACCTTGACCATTACTTAATAGACCCATATTGTCTACTGAAAATATTTCATCAGCCGGCAATAAAAGTAAACTACTATTAAAAGTACTTCCGTTTGGTTTATATTGTGAGAACCCTAAATTTCTAGATGAAAAATCTTTTGATCTATATTGATTCCATCCACCTATCTTAATTGAGTTCTTTTCTTTGACCGGTATTATTAAATCATATTTAGCACTTATAATCTTCTCATTTGACTTTGACCAAAACATATTACCAGCGGCAGTTGGTATTGTACCATTTTGTTGTATTACCGCAACATATTGTTCATTAGGGTCATCCTCATATAAAGAATACTTTCTATAAACAATTCTTCTTAAATTTGGTATGTCTCTTTTAACATTACTATAACCTAAGTTCCAATTAAACTTATTTTGTTTTATAGTATGTGTACCAATAATTTGGTTAGTTAAAAAGTTATTTTGGGTATACCAAAAATTTGTTGACTTCTCCCATTGACGTGGATCACTATCTAATTCCCTAACACCATTTCTAATATTAACCTTATCTTCTGAATTAACCGAGTATATGTTTTTAAATTTAATTACATTATCACCATTAAATTTATACGTTACATTAAACATACCACTATTCAACACACTTTGGGTGAATACTGAATCATTTAGTTCCATCTTCTTAACAACTCCATTTACCTGTTCCTCAAACTCTCTTCTTATAACATTATTATAACTTAAATTATTTTGATAATTGTAAGTTAAAATATAACTTAAACTTTGTTTCTTTTTTAGTTTAATATTTCGACTTAAGGTATATTGAATTGATGAATTAGGTAATGATAATTTATTTTTAGTAGACCAAGAATAATCCATTGATTTTGCAAGTTCAGATCTATCTTGTTTAGTTAAACTTGTAAAATATATTGTTGTAGGTATATTAGGTAGATCTCTTGCTCCAACACCAAAACCTAAAAAATCAGTATTACTACCATCATAAGTTTTAAAGTTTTTGAATGTTGTAATTGTATTATATGACCCACCAATCTGTATTGTTTGTAGATTATCACTTTTAGGTTCTGACGTATTAATATCAATTACTCCACCGGCAAACTCACCAGGTAAATCAGGACTTGCCGTTTTAATAACAGTTAAGTTATCAATCATGTTTGATGGAAATATATCAAATGAAAATGATCTCTTATCAGACTCAGAACTTGGTAGTGGTAAACCATTAAGTAATGCGAAGTTGTACCTATCATTAAGTCCTCTTACAACAACGAACTTATTATCTACAACACTTATACCACTAACCCTCTTAAAAATATCAGAGACCTTAGAGTCTGGTGTTCTCTTAAAGGTCTCTGCGTTTATTCCGTCAACTGATGTAACACTATTTCTTTGTAGTCTTAAAAGTTCTGTTGTTGATTCTTTATTTGTTTTAAAGGTAACCGTAACCCCCTCAACATTTTTAATAGTATCTTTTTTAAAAGACGCATTAGATGGTTGAGATAATAATTGTATTGGTAATACCAATAAAAGTGTAAGAAATAATTTCATTTATATTAGTTTTTAACTACTACTCTTTCTGTATGACCATTAACTTTAATGATATAAACACCATTTTCTAAATTTGATAAGTCAGTATTATTATTTAAAACCATTTGACCTAAAGAATTGTATATTGTAAAATCTAAAGTTTGTTTTTCACTTATAATAGTTATAACACCATTTGTTGGATTAGGGTAAACTTTAAATGAAGTTCTATTAGTTTCACTAACACCATTAAATAAATCACCAAACTTAGGATTTGTAAAATCAGCACCTGTTGCAACAACTGATGTACTATCCAATCTACAATCAGGTGCAACTCCACTTGGTACAAATATGTTTACCCAATTGATTTGGTTGATTGTAGTTAATGAATCGTTATTATGATTTGAAAAATATGTTGATAAAAACCCTGGTGTTGTTGTTAAACAATTTGTTGGGATTTCACAAAGAACATTGTGATCAAAAACTAACGTATCACCTAACACGTTATCTTCAACTGATGTACCTTCCAAAGATAATCCTTTTTCCCAACCAACAACAAGGGTATTAAATACAGATTCTGCAGAGTTTCTTCTAATTCTAAAAGCTTTCTCAAACTTCTCACCAATAGGTAAAGTGACATTACCATCACCTTTAGCACCAACAATAGTGAAGTTAGAGAATACTGCTGCGGTTTGTGGTAAAGATGCACTACCTTGTGCGTCATTATCCGATTCAAAACAATTTGAGTCACCTGCGGCGTCTGACAAATTTTCATTTCTAATCGCTAACCCAAACTGCAAGTTACCTCTGTATCCAAAGTCTGTATCAAAGTCATCATCTGTTGATGAGTATGATATTAAATGTTTACAATTTACTGTTCCACCAAACCATTCAAATGAATCATCACCTGAATAACTTACCTGAATGTAATCAACTTGTGTTCCTGAACCAACTGAACCAAAAGTAATTCCATTAATTTCTTTATTAGGTGCTAATGGAATACCAGCAAATTCAATTCTTACATATTTTAATGAACCTGAATTATCCATATCATCAGTACCACCATGTTCAGTGTCTGATGAAGGAACAATACCTTCAATGTTAACAACACCACCAGGTTGGTTATTTAATGCTTTACCTAAAAGAATAACTCCACCCCAATCACCTTCAGAACGATTACCAACAGAATTGTTTGATGTGAAAACAATTGGTAATTGTTGTGTTCCTTCTGCAATTAATTTACAACCTTTTGTGATTGTTAAAGTTCCTTGTGTTCCGTAGTCACCTCTGATGATTGTACCTGGTTGGATTGTTAGTGTTGCTCCGTTTTTAACATAAATTTTGTTTTCTAACAAGATAACACCTGACCAAGTTGTGTTTGTTGTGATGTCCGTATTAACGGTTGTTTGTGTTGCCGGGTAATTTGTATTTTCTGGATCAAAATTAGACCACCCATAAGTCCAATCTGTTTGTGGAGTATAATCCGTTACAGGAAATGCCCCTTTATAATCAGTTACAGTCCAAAACTGACTTTGTGCGTTTGTTAAAAAAACAAACATTAACATTACGATACTTGCGTAAATCTTTTTCATACTTCTTTTATTTTTATAATTTTATTACAACAATAGATAGTATGACTAATAGGTTAAATCAAATCAACTATAACAATTTAGCGCAATCCTAATAGCCTTAACTTTTGGTTAACATAAAAACCCCCACATTTCTGTGAGGGTTCCATATAATTTGTCAAGTTTGTTTTTACCATTTGTCAACATCAGTTAGATCTAATTCAATGTCAGCCAATTCACTATAGACCGTAACAATTTTACCAATTCCATTACTTGAGAATCTATACTCATAATCACCATATTGACCATATATCGCTTTTATGTGTGATTGCCACTCCTCCAATTTTTTAACCTGATCCTCATCAAGAGTAAAAGTCTTAACTTTTTTTGGTGGGGGAGGTGGCATTTCATGGTCAGTTATTTCACCATTTATTCTCAAATACATTTTTTTAATGTTTTTACTTAAATCATCCATATTATAATTTTTTAAAATTATGGTAAATCATCACCAATCTCAAGTGGATTTGTAGGTCTTAATCTGCGAACTCTTTCTTGTAAATTATTTAACATTTCCGACACACTTTGCTCCATTATTTCATTTTCATAACCTATTGGTTCTTCCTCCATTAACATTTCATCCATTGGAACTGGTTCCACAATAGCATCATTATCTCTATATTTTTTCATGTTTTCCAATTCACTTTCACCAAATAACTTATAATTAAAATTTTTATCTTTAGCTTCAGATTTCATTTCACCAATCAACTTATGTAATAATTCTACCGGAATACCTGTCTCCATTGAATCTACTCTATCGTCTTTTTGATTGTATATTTGAATTTGATAACCATTATGGTAAAACCCAAATTTCACATTATTAATTTTATCAATTAAATATACGAGTACCCCTTCTTTTGAGTGATTGTAGAAATAACTAGGTTCCTGAACTGAAGCAGTACACCATCTAGTTTGATAACCATATGAAACAGATGCCGCATAAGTTAATGGTTTAATACACATATATTGATCATCCTCGTAAACAACTTTAACTTCTTTTTTAGCCATTTTAAATAAATTACGATTTTTAGCTTGGAATACCTCACTTGTAACCATTTCCCAACTATCGTATTTACTAATGTCTTTTTCATTAGTTAATCCTCTTTCCATAAATCCACAAAAATCAATAAATGAATCAACTTCATCCCAACCATATAAATTAGTAAGTATTTTTTTTGTAATCCAACCATCAAACGTACTGTCATTTAAAACTTGATCAATCTTTCTTTCCCTATGTGAAGAATCTCTTACCAAGAAATCCTGTTGATTATCAAAGTTTTTTTTGAGTATTTTAACTAAAAATTGCGTGTACTTTTTAGTCTCACTACTATCTAATTTACCCATTAAATCAACTAAACTAATGTTAATTGAATTGTTTTCTTTTTTAATTTTTTTTATACCCATTTTCTATATTTTTTTCTTCTAATGATGTTCCAAGTATATATAACTCAAAAACTATTGTTATTACAATCTGAAAGAACCCACTTAATATCCACCAATTAAGTGGATTGTAATCATTCTCTATCAATAAAATAATTGCATAGATTAAAAGATTCTTTGATAGGAATGAAAATACATTTAATTTTTGTTCCATTACAGTTTGTTTGCAATTTTTCTAATTATATCTTCATCCTCATTGGATAGTTGGATCCTACCATTAGCTAATTTTTTAATAGTTTCATTCCACTCCATATCCAATATATTCATATTATCCACTTTCGTCTCTTCCCAAAGATCACCTTGTTTAAGGATCCCAATTAGTTCTTGTAATTCTCGTTTTGAACATTCCTCCACATAATCATATGGATCAATATCAATGTATGTACTAAAATCTGGCATAATTTATTCTTTTTTCTAATAATAAGTAAAACTATTCATACTTCCAAATAAATCCACCCGCACTTTTCGTTCTATTTGATAAATTAGATTTAATATCTCCCTTTATATTATTATTCCTCAACCAATTATAAGCATCGGTCATACAATTATATTTTTTTAAAAAATTACCACCTAAATCAAATTGTAAAATGCATTTTCCATTTCTTTTTTTTGCTTCCGCTCGTTTTTTTATTAACTCATCACTTTGTTTTACACCCTTTAAAGGACTCACATATCCTTCAGGGATATTTTTAGGTATTCCCTTTCTTAATCTATTTCTTTCCGATAAATCAGGTCTTGGTATGCCTATTTTAGATAATGCGGTTTTTGGGTTTGGTTTTCCTTTATTATGGGCAGGACGACCTTTGTATTTTTTTGAGATTAACTTTGAGAACTCATTTCGGATCCTTTGGTATTGTCTTGAGTTTATTTTGTATCTCAAACCATTTCTATCTTGATTACACATACCCCATAACGCAAATTTCAATTTGTGTTTATCAGGATGTATTTCACAAAGTAATAAATGAGAGATAAAATGTTCTTTTGCAGTTAATAATACGATGTTTGGGTGTGTTTTCCACTCCACAGTTTTTCCCTCGCCACCCAAACATTTTGGAATTATGTGGTGTGATTCGTAATATATCTCACAATTCTTTATTCTATTTTCACTCTTCGCCCTCAGAATTATCTGGTTGTATATTTTTTTGTAGTCCATAATATTTATACATAGCCCTTTTATTTATTTGTTCTTTGTTACGATAGTAATACTGATTAGCCCATTTTTTTTGAGCCTCTTTTTTTTCCTCTTCGGTTTTGTATTTTTTTGATCGTCCCATATATAATAAATATATAACTAATATAAAAAAACTAATATAAATTAAAATTTTTTAATGTGAATCGCCGTAATTATTTTTCTCACTTGCTATCAAATAATCAGGGTTAATGATTTTACCAATTTTGTGTCTACTACCATCTAAAGATTTTACTACTACACCTTCGTGAGGAACTTTGGTTCCTTTTATGTAATTATTAAACACGTATTTGTCTTGTTCTTCTTTTGACCAAGTCCCTGAGTACAATATTTCAACCTCATCTAACTCTAAACATTGGAAGTGTGTTGTTTGACTTAAATTATCCTCATAATGTCCATCAACCTCAACATCAAAACCAGCAAAAAGAATATCCGTTAAACCATAATCATAATTCTTTTGGATTCCATGTCCGAAGATCTCACCATAGATAATAAAACCAGAACCTATTCCATCAGGTGAATAAATATCTTTAACGTGTCTCCACATTTTTTCTCTTATGTTGTATTTTACTGCAACGTCTTCCCACACATTTCTATCATAAAATCCTTGTGAATCAGAACCTTTTTCTACATTATGACTACCCACAACATATTCATATCCTACCCATTGATTACCAAACCATCCACGAATCTTATCTAAGAATGAAAGTTTTTTCTTTCTTACAATTCCGTAACGAGCATTAGTCCCGTGTAATTTACGAGTAATACATACCTCATCGTTCTCGTTAAACATTTCAGGTGCGTTCTTCAAGTTAGGAAACTTGTAGTAAACATGGAAGTTAGGGTTTTGGTGGTATTTAAATTTTCTACCTCCACTTAACTGAACCATCTTAACTGGTGGTTCGTATTTAAACACTTCAAGTAACTCCATGCAGTCAGAACCATCATATCTATATTTTTCCGGAACAAACCCTATTGGTATTATTAAACATTCAGAATAAACCTTACGAAGTTTTATAGTTCTTACTCTCTGACCTTTACGAAGATAACTTGTAACACCTAATCCATCAGAAAGTTTTTGTGGTATAACCGCATCAGTAGTTGCAACAACAACCATATCACCAACTTGGTATTCGCCTTTCTTGGTGATGGCTTGCCAACCACCAACCAATGCAAGTTCAATGTTATCCGCACCTTCTATTGGTATAATCTCACCGATCAAACCAACATAACATACACTATTATTATTTTCCATTTTTTATAAATTTTTTAAATGTCATATAAACCAAGTTCTTGATCATCCTTCATCATTTTTATCAAAAGAGCCTCTCTACTATACTTTCGTATTAGTTTGAATATCTCCCCAATATCTGTAAAATCAGATGGTGGACTATCGTTTCTACCTGGTAAAAATATTAAAGTAAACCCGTGATTACCCTCAAATTTCTCTTTCACTCTGATACCACAGATTTCATCAATATAAACCCATGGGTAGTTACCCACAAGTTTAACCTCAATACCAATTTTTTTCAATCTTTCCACAAATACCTTGATCTTATCACCAGTCAATTTTGTAGGATCATTTTCTCTTTCCATATAGGTCCCAAATTTTGTTTCTATTTTTCTCATCTTAATACGTATCTATGAATTACTATTACTAATTTATTATTGAATAATGCTCGGTCTGTTTGAATGTCAATATCCATCATACCCAAGTCTTCCTTAAGTCTGTTGGATTGGATTTCAACTTCGTGTTCCGCATCTTTCTCATTTTTGAAGAACCCAAAATAGGAATCACATTTCCCTGTCTTATCACATACTCCGTAAATCATCTCTCTTTGATCCATAACATTCTAATTTTTCGTTTTTAATATTCCACAAATCTTTCACCCCTTCGGTCATATGACAATTATGTTTCTTTCCTGTTCTTTTACCGAACTCCACAATCATATCATTATGACGATTTTTAATAACGTGAGGACATTCCTTACATGGGGTTTTCATATAAGAACAAAGATAGTAAATTATTTTAGATTTTACAAACTATTTTTTGAATTTAAATTCGGTTTCTATTTTTCTTTTACCGTATTTTTTTTCCATCAGTTGTTGATGTAAATCCCAATTGATTATACTATTCTCTTTCAATGTATGTGGAAATTTATCTCCAATCTTATTTATAAGATCTTCAGAGAATTCTATTCCGTGTCTATATTCAAACTCGTCAATAAGACGATCAGTTGATAAATTTTTATTCTTTAAAAGAATATATGCACCTAGATCCGCCTCTAATTCATCATTTTCAGATCTTGGACCACCATGTTTTAATATTAAATGTGATATTTCGTGTGCCTCTATAAAACGTAAATCATCCATAGTTAATCCATCTTCCCCTAAAAAAACCTCACCATCTATAAAAATTGTTTTAAATTCAGGAACATAAAATCCATAACCATAATCATTAAAAAATTCATTTAATTGACCATAATTTGGATTTTCCTTAAATACAACAGTAATTTGTGTTCCAGGTAAAAATTGCGAGTCATAGGCAAACGTATCATTCATAGTAATAAATATATTGGAGTTATGATTTAACCCACAACCCCAACTATATCATCTAGATGGTGATCATTATCCATTTCAGAAACAATGTCTCGTTTATCCATCATGTGTACAATCTCTGTTATACTATATGGGTGTAGGTTGTTACCATCCATACCAACATCCAATCTTTTACCTTTACCCCATTTTTTACTTGCGGGTAAATGAACGTGTCCGTGAAGGTGAACAACACCTTTGTTAAGTCCATTCCAACTTGCAAATGGATAGTGAGTCATTACAAAATTCTCACCATCAATATTAACCTGTAAGTAATCACTAACAGATAAGAACATATCTTTAATGTTATCTCTATTGTTTCTAATGTGATGATCGTGGTTTCCAAGAACCAAGTGAATGTTTTTACATACCAATCTATCCAAGAAAATTTTAATAAATTCAAACCCACCAAAAGCAATATCACCTAACATAATTAATGTGTCGTTTTGACCAACCTTTGAATTGATATTATCAACCAAGTTATTATTCATTACATCTAACGTTTGGAAATCTCTTGTATTATACTCCGGTACTTTTCCATCAAGCGTTCTCCAACCGGTAACTCCTCTACAAATGTTTTTATGGTTGTAGTGCGGATCTGATGTGACCCACACTCTACCTGTTGTTAATATTTTATCAAATTTCATTATAATTTTATTTCAAAACGATTACGCATTAATTCTATTTTATCTTCAGGAACACCGTGTTCATTTACACTACCATGTCTATTTTCAACAATCACAGAAAATACTTTATATCCGTGTTTTTCCGCTAATTCAAAGTAAGGTTTCATCTCCCATTCTTGTGTGAATGTGTTTGAGACTGCAATTTTTGGTATACCTGATTCCATTTCATATCCAACAAATTGTTGGCACTTTTTGTGTGCCTCTTTTATTTCAGATGGAATAAAATTGTAATTACCATCATTATCATAAAAATAATGATCTGCTTCAAAAATATTTAACGTTAATAATTTGGCAAATGTAGTTTTACCCGAACCAGGTACGCCTCTAACAATATAAAGTATTTTTTCCATAGTACAAATATACAAAAAAAACGGCATAAAAAAAGGGAGATTGATCTCCCTTAATAAATTTATTTTTTTTTATTAATAAACCGTTACACTTCCACCACCTGATGTTTGATTGTTTGTATCAACTGGAGTTACTGGGGTTCCACCTGTAAGTGATAACATAACTTGATTACGTATTTCTTGATTCCACTTACAATTAACCGTCATACTTAATCCTTTGGTATTGTTTAAATATTGTTTAATTTCTCTTAAAGTATTACAAGTTTCTTGGTTACGTATTTTTCTTTGTTTTTGTTTTTCAGGATCTATATTACCATTATATGATTTTGTACTTGATTTTGTACCTGAATTATTTCTTCTACTTTTATTATCATTATCATTATTATTTCTATCTTTTTTAATAACCTCTTGAGTACCTTCTTTTGCATCTTCACCAAATAAAACTCTTTGTGTTGATCCTCCTGTAGTTCCACTAGCTAAAAGGGTTGCTTCAATAACCACAGTATAATCAGTTACTGAAATTATTTTAAAATATCCATCATTACCAGTTAATTGGGAATCTTGAGTTTCAGGAGTAACTTTAATCCAATCACCAGCAACATAATTATGTTTTTGACCTGAATAAACTTTCTTTGCATTAGTATCCTTTAATATTTTAATTAAATCAAAAGTTGCTTGGTCCACAACACCTGGCGTTGAGTTAGGTAATTTATCTTTATATTTTTCTTGGAATTCTTTTACCGCAATTTCAGTATCAGTACCAAATCCTCCATCAACTTTTATTCCTAATTTTTGTTGTATTAATTTAACATCAGCTCCTTTAGATTTTTTTGCTACCGATAATTCAAAAACCGTATTTCCAGTTGTTGTTCCAGTTGGTGCTTCGGTTAATAAATTATATCTAAAACCTTTATGTTTATAACTTTCATTTGTAAATTCGTTTTCAAGAGCAGGATCTGTGGTTAGACCAATTTTTCCTTTATTATCTATAACCGCATCATAATCCCAAGCAGTAGTTGATAGTGAGTATTGTAAAAATTTATTTGGACAATTAAAATCTAAAACAATACCTGAATCAGGTCTTATTATTACACCTTGATCAGTAGGATCTTCAACACCTCTTTTTTGGACCCCAAAAATAAGATTTTTAATAGTTTGATTGTTAACGTCTAATTTATAACCTACACCTTTATCTATTTTTATTGGAGTTTTTATTAATGCGGGATGTTCACTTATACATCCATATCCAGCAAATGATACTTGATTAGCGGAATTACCTCCACCACCAGGAGTGTATGCGGGCCCATCACATTTAAATCCTGATTTTTTATATTCATCAACAGTATTATAACCACATTTTTTTGCGGTTACTAATAACTCCTCTTGTTTTTTTAATTTATTTGAGGCGTTAATTTTTTCTTCTTTACTATTTATAATCTTTTGGTTTTTTGTTATATTAAGTGATTTATTAATTATATCAACCAACGGAGATAAAACATATGTCAGAGTATCCTCATTTTGATCATCAGATTCTCTCCCAAAAGGATAACTATTAACTGATCTTAACCCACCTGGATAATCAGTTGTTAGTTCAACACCAGTATGCTCTTTAAATATTTTTTTTATCTCACAAAAATTAGGGAAATTATTCATTTGAGTTATCTGTCTTTTAATCTTGTCTTCATCAACACTCACATAACCTTTATTACTACCCAACAATTCAAAAAGTTTATCAGCAGTTGTACTTATTAAACTATCGTTAAATGTCGATTTACCCATTTTTGCTACATTACATAAGTTACCAATATTTTTTAATTTTTCAACATAAGAACCACCACCATTTTTAATACTTTTAACGTATTCAATATTTTTATCCCCAACACAAAAACCACCATCAGGGCAATTTTTTATTTCTTCATTTAATATACCATAACTTTCATTTAGACTTTGTCTAACAATTCTACTTAATAAACTATCTGTAATTTTTTTCATATCTTATCCTATTAAAGCGTTTTTTATGGCCTTAAGGGTTAAAGGTCCTATTTTACCGTCAGGATTTAATCCTGAATTTTTGTTTGAATTTAACCAATTTTGTATATCCACAGTGGAGTAATCTTGAGTTTGTTCAACCAAAACATTAGTTTTTACACCATGTTTGGTTAATATGTCTCTGATCTCACTTTCCGTTAATTTTATTTTAGGTAACATAAATATTGCTTATTAAATTTATTTTATTATATAAATATAACCAAACAATAAAAAATAAATAAAAAAAGGGAACCGAAGTTCCCATTTTAGGCCCGACATTGAATACATATCTGACTCCACCACCTTATTTTTATAAACAAGGAAACAATTATTTTGTCACTAACGCTTCAATCTTACTTTTAACTTGTTCAGTAAATGAAACTTCTTTAACGTTTGTAAAGATAACAGAGTCTTTCAACACCTTACTTGGAATATGTACCAAGAACGTATCTCCGTTGAAGAAACTTAGGTCTTCTTCTAATACCAATGCTCCGTGTACCATCTTCAAAAAGATTTTGAATTGTGTCTGATCCATGAATGTCTCGTTGATTAAATCACCGAACTTATCACTAACTACTTTTATGTTGAAACCCATTTTATTCATATAACAAAGATACTAAATTATTTTTCAATTACAAATTTTCTACCAACTTTTTTTAATGTCCCAACAAAATCATTTTTGTGGTCAATACCACCCCAAAAACCAGATCCGTCTGACCATACACCTTTTTTATTATTTTTATAAACCATCTCACCATCAAATGTAATGTATTCAGGTTGTTCATTTTTATTCAAAGCATAAGCTCTTGTCATTTCTCTATTTTCAGATGGTGAGTAATTACCTGACCAATCTTGCCTACATAGAAATGTTGCTTGACCAACAATTATTTCTTGTTCATCAAGTGTTGCTTTCTTGTTAAATTTTTTCTTAAATGTGTTAATGTAAGTCCCCATATGTTTTTTATTTCTACAAATATACAAATAAAATTAACACCGCATAAAAAATCCCATACTTTTTTCTCAAAAATTATGGGATTAATATTGATAAACCAATTAATTCGTAGAAAGGAAGGGTATTGGTTGTTTTTGTGTAATATAAATATACAATACTTTAGTAAAAGTCAATGAATTTTTACTTTTAAGATAAAATTTTTGTTAAAATCTTATATAACTCCTCATTTTTTTCTACAGGAAGGTCTTCTAACGTAAAAAACCCACAATCTGAATGTTCGTGACCATCTTCCGCTTTATCCAAATTTGGCATCTTTTTTTCATCAGATTCATATATATATACATAAATTAAACCCTTTGGTTCTCCTTTTTTATTTTTCTTTGTTATGAATCCAACCAAACTTATATCCTTCTCAATCTTAATATTTGTTTCCTCATAAAATTCACGATAAGCACAATCTTTTGGTGTTTCATTTGCCTCCAAATGTCCTGTTGGAATAAACCATTCTCCGGCATAAGTTTCGTGGTCAGCTCGTTTACATAACAAAACTTTATTCCCAAATTTTAATATTACACCTGAACTTCTATTTGATTTCATAATAAGAATATATTTATAACTATATGGAGTTAATAGTAAATAATAATTTATTCAATGTCAAATGTGTGATGACCACTAAAGACATACAAAAAGGTATGATGGGTAAAAAATTTGACAAAAGTTTTGATGGTATGTTATTCATAATGAAGGACAGTAATCATTCTTTTTGGATGAAGGACTGTATCATCTCTTTAGATATAATTTTTATAAAAAATAATAAAATCAACAAAATACATAATAATTGTAAACCATGTAATACACCTGAGTGTGATCGTTATACTGGTAATGGTGATATGATATTAGAACTCAAAGGTGGTACTTGTATAAAATATGATATTGCCGAAGGTGATACCATATTATTACAAGATTAATATTATCTATTATTTGGTCTAAATCTCATTTGATTTGATTTTACCGCATTCTTTGAGAATCTTAACCCTTGTCCTTGTTTTCTAGTGTTTCCTAATGACCTTGCGTGTTCCGTCATTTCAACCTCAAAATTTGGTTCATATCTATTACCACCATCTTCATTAATTTTTTCTTTCAAAACTCTAACAAATTCATTCTGTACCATCTTAGTAAATTTAATATAAGGAGAATCATCTGACTCTTCATTATATTTGTATTTACCTACAGGTGGTCTTTTAGATCTACCTAAATATGATAACCCAGAAATATTTGTAATACATTTGTGTCCACCACTATTAGATTGAATTAAATCCCAAGCGTTTACACTAATAGAATCTAACATTCTCATTTCTTTATCTGTTAAACTACTAAATGGTTTTCTCATTGCCGTTTCAACATCATCAAGAATATCTTCCCCATCGGCCATTTGTTTAAATTCTTTACCATATAAGGCATTAAAATCTCTGAATGTAAAACCAACTGATTGTTCACCAAAACCTTTTCCTGATTCTGATATCCATTTTATTGTAGATAAAGGAATATCCTTATCTTGTAATTGTGATTTCCACTTGTTTAAGACATCATCTTTGATCTCACCTAAGTTTACACCTTTAAGTGCTCTTTCTTTCTTAAATGGATTACAAGACGCTTGTACCAACCCTAACGGCCAAGCAATTACCAAGAAGTCAGCATCAGGATTATTTCTGAATGGTGTGTATCTATCATATGATCCTGGTTTCATCATACTACCTCCACCATACTGAACTATAATTTTATCATCAACTTTAACATTCTTGTGAGTTTTCATTGTTTGAACATAACTCTCTTTGTTTTTTTCTAAATCTCCAACATCAGCATAACTTTTTTCTTTGATCTGAGATCTGATGTTTAACAATATACTTAATAACGATGGATTTGCATTCATTACAATATTTTCCAAGAACCCTGGTTTGTTTTTGAATGCCAATAATAATTTATTAGCAACCATACCCATTATCATTTTGTTTTTTTGTAGTGATTGATCTTTATCTACCTTAAACAAATAGTTCATTACTTGTTCAGGACTAATATCATGTTGAGCATAATTTGCTGAGTCCACCGTAGATATCAAAGTGATATCGTCAGATGGGAAAATATCTCTTGGAGATACGGTTTGGGATATTGTCTCAACGTTAGATCTTGAAGATTTAAAATTAGTTGAGGTACCTTGTTCAACCCCCGCTTGTGTGTCGTGGTGGTCAGTATGTATAATGAACATTGGTTTACCGTGAGCAAAGTCAACTAACACCGGCATAACATCACCCTCAGCATCCAACTTTTTAATTGCGAATTCTTTATCACCATATTGAATGATCTCGGCATCTACTACCTTTATTCCGTTTTGTTCTAAGTAACTTTTCATACCTAAAGCAGTGGTTACACCATCTAAATCTTGGTGAAAATATATCTTAGCCTCAGGGTATCTTCTAGATAATTCCCTGATGTTTCTTATTCCCGATTCCGTTATTAACTTTTTCTTCATAGTTATAAATAGTTTTCAACAAAAAAAAGTTTGCAGATAATAAATTAAAACTCAGAAATGGTGTGATCTCCCCATTCATAATCATCTTCCATAATAAATAATTTGTTATAAATACTACGTAAAAATAAAAAATCCCATTTAATTAAATGGGAGTTCTTTTATTTGTTCTAAAGCTTTGAAATAATTAATTCTTGTTTCGGCAATTTGTTTGTAATTTTCACTTAACTCAATACCTAACCATCTGCGACCCAAAATTTCCGCGGCGACTAAAGTAGTTCCGCTACCAGCGAACGGATCCAAAATCACATCGTTCTTGTAGGATAGTATCTTAATAGCCTTGGTCGGTATGTCCATTGAGAAAGTTGCCTTGGTGAGTGATTTAGTATCTGCAAAGTAATTCCACTGACCAAATACAAGTTCCATAAACTCTTTCTTATCTTTTTCTTCATATACAATTTTTTTCTTTAATGTCCCGTCTTCCTGTTCAATTTCAGTAGGTGTTCCTTTCCACTGGGGTTCTCCTTTAACCTTTTTAATGTGGTGTTTTTTGTATGCCAATATTACACACTCCTTTGGATTATAAATATACGGACTTGATGGACTCATCCAAGAACCCCATGCCGTTGTCTTAGATCTATGTGGTGATTGTTCTTCAAGATCAACGATACCAAAGAATTTAAATCCAACCTGTTTCATTACCTGATAAAATTCTGAAACAAAAAATACTCGTCCACCCCTACTTTGTACATTTACTTCTAATGGAATATTAATAGCAACTCTTCCATCATCTTTAAGTAATCGGTAGGTTTCCATTAACCACTCTTTTGTCCAACCCCAATAATCATCCATAGATAAAGTATCAATGTGTATGTCGTAACTAATCCCAACATTATATGGTGGTGACGTTACAATTAAATCTACCGAACTTTCAGATAACGTTTTCATTACCTCAATACAATCTCCGTTTATTATTTTTCCTGTTTCTATCATATTTTATCAAATTTTATTTTTTTTCTGTCTAAACAGAAATTGTTACCCAAATAAAAATAGTTTTTAATTTTGATTAAATCAATTTTATTTGATATTTGTAATCTGTGAAATGTTTTATAATTGTATTTACTCACTGAATTTAAACCAAAATTTAATAGTTCATTTTTAATTCTATTTATAAAATTATCAGATCCTGAGGTAAAAGTTACAGAATAATACGTACCGCTTTTAACTTTTTTCTGAGTAATACATCCATCCCCATCAAAATAACCTAATATAAATGAAGGTATTAATTCATTTTTTATTTTTGGAAATTCAATATTATTTGTTTTATTCTGCACGCACCCCAATTTAATCAAATCTTTAACCATTTTTTTTGAGTTTACTAACAACACTTTACCTGTGGATTGGTATTCTTTACCATTACTACCTTTAAATTTTGATGTCTCAGTTCTTAATTCTTTTTGATTACTTTCTATGTGACTAATAAAGGACATTAAATGATTTTCATCTAGCCCTGATAGTTTGATTTTTAACACATACCCACTCTTTATATCCCTCACACACCCGTCAGCAAATAAAAAACCTAACCAATATGCTTTTAGTTTAGAGTCTATTTTTTCAAAAAAATTTTCATTATAAAAAAACTTTCTACGACCTTTAATTTCAATTCCATTATCTTTTAATGTGTTAGAAATCTTTCTGGTGTTTATATTATACTTATTTGATAATTTAGGTATTGACTCACCATTTTGGTAATCAGAAATTAAATTATTTATTACACAATGATCTAAAATTATTTTATTCATAGAATACTTTATATATAAGTATCTTAAAGTGTATGTTTGTTGCAGTTATTTAATACTTTCTAAATAATCCCATACTTTATTTGAAAACTCTTCGTAAAGGTCTCCATCCTCATCATCTGATAAGTCAACAATGTATTCATCCACACAAAAATCCACAATTATTTCGTGTACTTCACCAAGTGTTTGTTCATCGTTTTTTAATCCTTCATATTGATTAAGGATATGATTTTTTTGTTCCTCTGTTAGTTTCATTTTTATTTAAATTACACTTGTTATTGCTTGAGCTAGTTTATATCCTGTGAAGGCACCTATTGCGGCCGAACCCGGTAAAACAATAAACTTACCCAACATAGTTTCATATTTCTTCCTATTAACAATATAAGAAATTAATATGTAATAGGCAATGTAGTTGATTAAAACCAAAAAGTCCAACTCTTTTGTAACAAAAACCACAATTGAATTTCCAAGAAATCCCCACATAAAATTAATAAGTGTTTCACGGATTAACTCACCGGGAGTTGTGATTGCATCTAATATCCCAATCTCTTTATTTAGTCCCTTTTTATTTTTAATTTCCATATTGTCTATCTAAGTAATCAAATAAATTTAAAAACTTAGGAATCTCACCATTTTTAGTTATATAATATTCTCTTAGTTTTGTACAATTAAGTCCATATTTCCTATCATGACCTAATCTGTCTTCAACGTGTTTAATATCAACCTCTTTGTTTAAAATATAAGAAATATTTTTAATAATGTCCAAATTTGTCACTCTGAAAGTTGTTCCAATATTATAAGTGGTATTTACAATCTCATCGTCAAACATTAAATCACAAATAACTTTTACATTATCATAAACATACATCCATTCTCTAACTTGTTCCCCATCACCATAAACTGGAATTGGTTTACCTTCATTGATTGATCTAGCAATTGTAGGTAAAAACTTTTCCTCAAATTGGTGTTCACCAAAATTATTACAAGTTCTTGTGATAATATATGGTAACCCATAAGTTCTATTGGCAGATAAAACTAACATATCAGATGCCGCTTTAGTTGCGGAATAATATGAGCTAGACTTTAAACTATCATCTTCAGTTGCCGTATGATTAATTGAAAAATGTTCATCCATATCCCCATAAACCTCATCGGTTGAAATGTGTATGAATTTTTTAATATTTTTATTATTTCTTGATATCTCTAATAAATTAAATGTTCCTTCAACATTAGTTCTAACAAATGGTAGCCCATTCTTAATTGAATTGTCGACGTGAGACTCAGCTGCAAAGTGAACCATGTAATCAAAATCACCAAGTTCATCTGCCGTTACATCACAAATGTCTTTTTGTAATAAAGAAACATTGTGTTTAATATTCATTATACGACCAGCGTATGTTAGTTTATCAACACAAAGAACATCACATTCAAAGTTATCTAATAGGTGATTTATAAATGCGGATCCTATAAACCCCGCTCCTCCTGTTACTACTATTTTCATTTTATTTTGTTTTAAAGTTTAATTATTTCTCTTACAAGGAACTGGATCAGATAAGCATACACCTCTTCTGTCTCAAACCCTGGTTGTACTCCTATTTTATTAAGAACAGCATATGCTGCATGATATGCTTCATGAGCTACCAAACCAAGTGTATCAGGTTCCTTTTTAATTTTACCTCTAAACCTAACTATTATAAAACCATCACTATGTGTCACAGTTCTAGCATCTGACTTCCAATCATCAAATGCTAGATCAAATTGTTCTCTTGTGAACCTGTGACAAAGACAATCATATAGTTGGTCATCAGATTGATTAATAGATACTACTACATCAGTAGAAAACACATCAACAGGTATTATTTTAAACATTTTATTCTGATTTAAAGGTTTCATTGTAGTATTCATCTGCTGTGCAATATGTAGTTATTTTACCACGTGCATCTCCAAAGTTTACTGCCTCAATTATTTGATCCTTCTCCATTTCTTTGGCTTGTTCAACAATTTCTTTTGGTATATAATTTGGAGCTATGTTTGATTGAACTACATATACTAACCATTCTACTGCTGTTTGTTTCATTGTTCTGATTTAAAGGTTTCTTTATAGTATTGTTCACCTGTCTTAAAATCATCGCATTGTGTGCATATTTTTGATGAAACAAAATCATAACAATATGTTATCTGCTCTTTCTCCATTTCTTTGGCTTTTTCAATATGATAATATTGTTCTGCTGTTAATACTTTTGGCATTAGTTGTTCAACTAACCATTCTACTGCTGTTTTCATTTTTTCTCTAGTGTTTCTATATGATGTTGCAAGTACCATAATGCTTTCTTAAGGTCCTGTAACTCTTTATCTTTTTTTCCAGCTCTTGAAATATACTTTACCGTATTTCCTAAACTAAATCCTAAATCCCAAGCATCAATAACTTTTATTGCCTCATAAGGATTATCCTCTCCTCCGTAATGGTTAGGATGATTAACTTGTTCTACTTTTATTGGAGGACACTCACAAAATACGTTAGCTCCACATACACATTCTTTTTCCATTTTTTTATTTTTTTCTAATTATAAAACAATTACCATCTAAAAAAGATTCTGGTCTAGCCTTAAAGGAATTGGGTAATGTCCCTATTATTTCATAACCATCAAGTGTAGATATAATATGATCCACCATAGGTCTTACTTCAGGACTAAATTCATAATCATTATAATCGTCAAAAACAATATAACCACCATTTTTAACCATTGGTGAGTATAACTCAAAATCATTCTTCACTCCATTTGATGAGTGATCACCATCTATAAATAAAACATCAATATCATCAATAAATGTTTTAAGTTTTTCTAACGTTTCTATTTTTTGAGAATCTCCTTGAATATATTCGTAATTATTATTAAAAATATTAAATTTTTCTATATTTTTAATTGGGACTTCAGGTGATATAGGGGTTCCTAAATCTATACTAAAAACATTAGTATTTTTTCTTTGACATATTAACGATGCCGATCCACCAGCATAACACCCAATCTCAACATAATTAAGATGGTAATCATCAGGATACGTTTTAATTATGTCATATAAAATATGATAATGATGGTGAAACGTTTTTCCATACATTTCATTTGATATCCTTCTTGTAATTTCTAAAGATTCTTCCGTGTGAGTCATATTAATTTATTTTTTTTTAATTCAAAGTTGTTTATTTTTAATCTTGGTTTTTTTTATAAAATCTTTTATTTTCAGGTTGATACCATTCATCCAAAGATGCGGGTACCCTTGAGTGATATCCTAATAATTGTTGTAATTCAAAACTAAACTCATCAATCCTGTCGTAACCAATTGCTCTTGGGTAATCTAATAATTGTTTCATAAACGATTTACTTACGGTTATTGGGATTGCTCTTCTATGGTCTTGTGTTATATTTGGTGCCGATGAATGCCAAACATTAGCATTAAAAACTATCATGTCACCCTTTTTACCAACGGCTTGTATAGCGTTTTGAAAAAATTCTTCATCACTTGGTTTTTGTTCATCTAAATGAGAATAAGGTAATAGATATGTTGCCCCATTTTCAATTGTAAAATCATCCACCATTAATAAACAATTTAACATAATTGGGAAATCACCAGAATAAAATCTTAAATCTCTGTGAACAATTGCCGAGAAATTTGGTTGATTTGGTAGATTATCTAATCCACTAAATGAATTAATAATACACTTACCATTAAAAAAAGATTCCGAAAGGAACTCAAAGAATTTTTTATTTTGGATATCTTCCAAAAAATTAATGAATATTGGATTACTTAATAACGCATGAAGCGCAACTCCATTAGTTTGAATATCATTATGGTTATTTAATTGAGTTTTTCTATGCTCAATAAATGCTTTGTCCAAAGCATCCCTTAACAAATCTAACCAATTTTCATCAACTAAATTTCGGATAATTGTATACCCTTGTTCTTTTAACTCTATAATATTTTCTTTTTTCATTTTAAAAATTTTTCACCTGTAATTCTATTTCTAATTATTTTTGCAGGATTACCATAAACCAAAACATTATCAGGTAATGATTTAATAACTAAACTTCCCGCACCAACTACCGTATTTTCACCTATTTCTATTCTATCTAATACTGTCACACCTAAAGTTAATGCCGAATATTTACCTAACTTAACATAACCTCCAGTAATGGAACCTGCGGATATACTGGCAAAATCAGAAATAACACAATCATGTTCTACTTGAGCTCCTGTTGCAAAAAATGTAAAATCTCCTATTACTGATTTGGGGTTGAATATACACCCCGCCATTGCTACTATACCACTCCCTAATGTTACATTATTACCTATTACAACTGATGGATGAATAGCGTTTACAAACTTAAAATCAGGTACTAAAGACGATATTTGAAGAGAGACATTAGATCTTCCCCAATTGTCACCTATAGAAATAACTCCTCCATATATTTCATATTCTTTAACTAATTCAGATAAATTTTCTTGTCTACCAATTACTTTATATCCAAATCTATCAGAACCAATGTCATGTAAAGAATCAATAATACCTACAATATTGTATTTACCTTCTTTTTCAATAATATCAATAGTATAATGTGCTTGGTTTCCTCCACCAATTAAAACTATATTTTTCATTGTGTGTAAATTTTAAATTTTGATAGATCAGGGTATGGTAACTCTAAATCTTGATTATGTTTTTTATTTCCCTTTAAATCATAGAATTGGGACATCATCAACAATCCTCTTGCGGATAATTCTGGCATCATATAAAAATTCCAACCTATCATATCAAAATTATCATCATGATATGAACATTCTCTTCTTCCACTAAATCTTGCTCGTTTAAACCATAACATAGCTTTATGGTCATCAGTTAAAATTGCGCCTCCCTTACTAAGTTTTAATGTTTTATATGGTCCTGTAAACGAAAGACACATATGTGTTTTTGGAATATACATATCGGTAGTAAATCTCAAAGCCGAATCCCAAACATTACTAGGCGATAGTTGGTACGCCCCTTTAATTGTTTCACCATCAACAGGTGTAAAATTAACTTTTAATCCTGAATGAATAATTTCACACGGAACTGATGGGTATGTCTTTGAAGGACAGTCTATCTTATCTGTGGTTAAACTTTTCTTTATATTTTTTTCGTAATATAACGCTAAAAATATTGCGTTACTCATGTTGTCTAATGCAATTGCATATGGGGCTCCTGTGTAATCACATAGTGATTTCTCAAAGTCTTCAGTTATTTTATGTACTCCGTTAGCCATAATAATTATTCTTCTCTATATTCTTTTAATAATTCATCATTTGAAATTGTTCCGTATTTCTCATTAAGACCTTCCATATTAACATCCTTATTCATCATTATTTTAACATCGTAGATTTGATCGGTAGTATTTAAAGATATGTCAATTTCTTTAATAATTTTGTATGGGTCAGCATTTGAACCAGGTCTTCTATCCTCAACATAACCTTTCCAATTTTTTGCGGTATCTCTTGGAATTCTAATTGATGCCCCACGATCTGAAACCCCCCAACTAAATTTATCAATTGATTGTGTTTCAAATTTACCAGTTAAACGAAGATTGTTATCTGACCCGTAAGCTTTAATATGGGCTTCATGTCTTACCTCAAACGCATTAAACAATGATATAAAATATTTTTCGTTACCATCATTTCTCATTTTATCTGTTGAGAAATTTGTATGAAGTCCTGACCCGTTCCACTCCCCTTTTTGAATTGGTTTTGGATGTAGATCAATCCCATAATTATATTTTTCAGAGATTTTATATAAAAAGTATCTGGTCATCCACAAATCATCACCTGCCTTTAATTTACCTTTTGAAAATACTTGGTATTCCCATTGACCTAATGCAACCTCAGCGTTGATCCCTGTAATGTCAATTCCGTATTTTAAACACATATCCATATGTTCCTCAACAAAATCTCTTCCTGCAACATATTCACCAACACCACAATAATATTTACCTTGTGGTTCCAAGTTGTTTTCATTGTGTCCTAAAATACATTTGTTATTTCTATCGTAGATAAAATATTCTTGTTCAAACCCAAACCACAAATCTTCTTGATCTCCAATTAGTTTTGATCTTGTGTTAGTTTTGTGTGGTGTACCATCAGAATTCATTACTTCACACAACACGTAAATTGTGTTTGTATTATCACAAAAATAATGTCTAACAGGTATTAAAATACAATCAGAACTATTACCTTCCGCTTGTAATGTTGATGATCCATCAAAGTTCCATTCAGGGAAATTATTTAGAACTAAACAATTTTTAATTTGTTCATAGTCCACAATTTTAATCTTACTTCTAAGGTTTGGCTCAGGTGTATACCCATCAATCCATACATATTCTAACCGAACTTTCATTTGTTTTTATTTATATAATTTATTATTTCTTCCTTGTTTTTTCCCTCATTAAACATTCTGTAGACATTGCGTGAAAATTCATCCGTACACAACACTGCGTCGGCATCTAAATAATTCATAATATCTGTAAGGTGATTAAGGATGTTTTCTTTCTTTAAAAATCTTTTGTTAAAACCCATTTTTAATCTTCTAAAAATTCTTTTTCTTTTTTCTTGTCCTCTTGTTCAATATTGTAATTTCTCGTTTGATTAATTAACATTATTATTTTTCTTTTAAATAATGGTAATAATGTTTCTTCAATTGGGAAATCACCTTTACTAATCATTTCTAACACCGGTAACTTTGTTTTGTTTTCGGTCTCAGAAAATGTAGTTATTATCTTTGGTATTGTCAATTTGTTTTTATCATCACAATAAATTAATTTAACATTTGTCTTATTTTCTGGTGATTTTTTTGCTGCCGGAGATACTTCATACTCCCAAACATAATACTTGTTGTCTCTCTTATCCAAATGGAAAAAGAAACCTTTGTTAGATAAAATTTCTTTTTTGTTCTTCCTGTATTTTGCCTCAATACTATCATAAACTAATGTCCATACAGATTTTGCAATATTGAAATATTCCGTCATCCTTGGTGCAGTGTATTGTAAAATTTTTGTGAATTCTTCATATTCATCAGTTGACATTTCAGGAACACTTTTAATTTTAAGATCTTTCACTAAAAGTTCGTCATCAACTGAATTAAATTTTTTGTTTGTATATATGATTTTCTTATCCCTGATAAGTGTTTGTATGTTTGCTAAATGTAATGATAATTCTATAAACCCAGGATAAAGTTCCATGTTATCTAACTTTTCACCCATACGTTGGAAATATGATAGTAACTTATATTCCTTATGTTCCCTATCAATTGGTTTTTCAAACATCCAATCGGTGTCCATTACAAATTCTATTTTTT